CTGTTATATGGGGAAAATTTCCCCATGCTTGTGGCGGACGCACTACTCCTGCTAGGCCCCGCGCCTTCTATATCCTACAAAGAAATATAACCAGTTTCAAGATGTTTGTAAATCCCTATCTAACCCAAGGTTGGGCTGACCTGATGGGGGAAAGTTTCCCCCTGTTGACGGGGTGAGGGGCTAATGGTAGAGTAGGATTATGACTAATCCCAATGGTGTTAGCCCGAAACAAGCTGCGTTCGCTGCCTTCGTGGCTGAAGGCGATAGCTACACGGACGCATACCGTAAGGCGTATGATGCGTCGAACATGAAGGATCAGGTGGTATGGAATGCCTCGTCCCGACTGGCGAAGAATAAGAAGGTGGTACAGCATATCACTGCGCTGAAGAAGAGAGATGCAACTGCAATCAAGGCGCATGAGAAACTCAGCAAAGACTGGATCGTTCAACGATTACAGGACGAAGCACAGTGTGAGAAGAACCCTGCCGCTACTCGCGTGCGTGCGCTTGAGTTGCTTGGCAAGACAAGCGGATTGTTTGATGAGTCAACACACATCACGTTTGAGAATCGCACGCCTGAGGATGTGGAGAAAGAGCTACTAGAAAAGCTGGCGGTGCTGTTCCCGGCGGAGGCGTGATAGCAGGGTGAGTGTAGGGCAGTCAGAACTTAGTTAAAAACCAAAAGGGGAAATTTTCCCCCACATGATTTGACCTAACCTCTCGCGTGACACCCGTACCTCGTTCATGGTCCCTGACACCCGTACCTCGGTGCTTGGGGTCAGATTTAGAGGGGTTTGGCAGGCTCATGGGGAAATTTTCCCCCAAAGGGTCGTGACACCCGTACCTCGGCGCGGGCGCATCCGGGGTGGGGTGGGGTGGCGGGGTGGGCTGGGCGGTTCGCAGTTAAAAACAAGTCGCGAGCACATTAACATCACCTTCCTTACTAGCTCGCGTCCTCGCTGTTAAAGCCGCGAGCGACACTAGCTCGCGTCCTTTGTAGTACTCGACTTCGCTGTTGACTGGAACAAAAAAAGGGGACAGCCAAGCCGAAGCCTGACTGCCCCCTGGTAGTGAGGGTTACTTCTTGCTACTTGACGGAATCAGGTACGATAATGCCGTCCACGACTAGCGCCGAAGCATACCAGCTATGGCTGGCTGGGTAGTGTGGACCCTCAAGGTATATTCGCCCCTCGGTGGTCGCGGGAAACATCCCTCCCGGTTGGAAGGTGGACACTTCTTTGCCTGCGGCCACGGCTTGCTTGAGCGCGGCTTTCGTGGGGAAGTTCTCGACTGTGTACATTGATTAGCCCTCTAGGTTGAGGACGATCTGGTCGATATCCACGAACGGTTCGCGATCCTTGCTGTGGTGCAGATCCAACTCGTGGACACTCTTGTCGAGTGCCCGATGCTTCCATGCGTAGTACTCGTAGTAGGCTTCCTCGTAGCTGTCGAGGGTTCGGAAGTAGTCCCGGTAGTCGTTCATAAACCGGAGGAATGCGTCGTCGTTCATGCTACGATACCCCTTGGGGACAGCCAAGCCGAAGCTCGACTGTCCCCGGTAGTGAGGGAGATTAGCGGTCCGTGACCTTGGGACGCGCTTCGCGGATGGAGAACTCCGGATCCTTAGCCTCACCTAAGAGCTTCCGGATAATCGCATTGTCAGCGGCTTGGAGCCCCTGACGTAGCTCTATGTCCTCCTGAGCGGCTGAGAAAAGCTCGCCGCTAGGTACGAGGCGTATAATGACCTCGACATCCTCGGTCTTTCCCTTGGGGCCGAAGGTGGTGGTGGTGAACTCTTCCTCCTTGCCATCCACCAGACGAATCAGCACTACATGGGTCGATGCATAGTCCTCGCCCATCAGCCGACGCCGCCCATCCTCCGCGATGCCTACGGAGACCTTCATGGTGCTCTGCGCTGCTCGCGTACGCAACGGATTGGACAGTATGTTACAGAGTTCCGTCCAGTTGAGTCCGTCGGCTCCCTTGATCTTAGCCTTAGCGTAGGAATCACGGGCCAGTGCTGGATCCAGCTTGATGCACTCGACGGTATTTTCAAGGACGCTCCTTCTCATCCGGATGCCCTTCGTCGAGTTCTTCTTGGCGTCATTCAGACTCAGTGACGGAGCCCTACCGACGCCTTCGGCTGCCGCCGCCGTCTGCTCTGCGTGGAGGGCTATGACCCTGTGTTCGGCACCATCCTTGGCCGCCTCAAAGTCGAACTCAATGTCCTCACGCAGTCTCTCCACATCCTTGAGGACGGTGGGAGGGGCGTTGGTCCAGGCGATGCCCAGATCCACGAAGTACTCCGCGCTCTTGCGGTCGGCTTCATTCTTCTCGCCGGTTCGCATGGTGGCTTCGGCTACGCCTGTGACGTAGGCCTGCACCGCCTTCATTCGGGCCGCGACGTACTCGGCAACTGTTGCTCGTCCTGACATCGTACGTTCTCCTGCTGTGTGGGTTGGTTCCCACGGTGGTGGATGGTATACGGAATGCATTGGCCATCCATTTCACAGATAATCGCCTCCCTTGTCGGGAGGGTCTTCCCAGAAAGGTGATTGCTCGTGGTTCGGGGGTTAGGCTGTCTCTCAAGGACGATGCGGGGTGTCTGGTGTCCCTTGATCTTTTTACCCGGGCATCGTGCTTCACGGCCTTCCATGCTCGCCAGTCGCTTCACCTCGGTTGTCAATCAGCTACCCATTGCCCTGGATCAGGTTCTGGGAGCGCAAGGTATGACCTCGAATCTGTATGACCGTAGGGAAAGATTCTAGGTTATGCCTTGCGCTCACAGGTTCTTATCCAAATGGGTAAGTTGCTGAGTGACAGCCGGGGTGAAGTGAGTGGGGACGGACGCTGATGCGCGATGACTGGGTAAGAAATCAATTAAAGGGACGCCAGATACCCCGCATTGGCCTTGAGAGATCGACCAGCCTAACTGCACGAGTGATCGGCTTTATGGGAAGGCGCGAGAAGGAGCGCTTGTCTCATTCGTTCCGCGACAAGAGGGTAGTGGGGGGGGAGGGGGCTGTGGTGGTTCGCAGTTCCTTGAAAGTATTAAACAGTGTTATGCTCAAATGATGGTCAATTTCTGAACTCTACCACTTCTCACCACATCTTCTGTTCGGTAGCCTAATATCTAGGTTAAGTACCTAACTAGATTGTTATTTTAGGTTACTAGACTAGATTATCTAGACTAGATTACTTAGTCTATATTATCTATATAGGTAATACAGATAGAATACTTCTAGATGTTTGGGGGGACGGCGGTGCCAAAAAGGGTGGGTTTGGCCAAGATGGGTGCGCTGACATTGCTACTGGGCGCATCTACCCTAGTGGCCCTACGCTACGCTGCTAAATATGGTTGGTTGGCAGGCACGAGGCATTGGGCGACGTATAAACCTAGAGATGCCCCCTATAGATGGTACATCTGAGGAGAAGGGGCGGCGGCGGGTGTCCGGTAATGACAATGACCGTAGCCATGATTGGCCAAGCGGTGAAGGATCTTTACCGTAGACAACTCACAGGAATCAAAGATCACATTAGTGCAATCTGTTGGTTGGGATCGAAAGACAGTACCAAATGGTTTGACATAGCAAAAGTTGACCAAGCTGCTGCGCTCCACAGATTGCAATGGCCTGAGTACGCTGAAGACATATTATCAAACGATGAGGTTATCTTATCTGATGACCAGCGCAGGATGCTCGTCAAAACGCTTGAATATCTTCAAGACAAGAGCGGAAAAGCATAAATGGCCGTAGATGTAGCTACGATCACGAAGGAATTGGACTCTCTCTCGCCACACAACCAGAAAGAGATCCTAGTTCTTCTAAACGAACTGTCTGATGCCAGGGACAGGATCGACGCCCAGAGCGAGTTCCTTCCGTTCGTTAGGAAAATGTGGCCCGCGTTCATTGAGGGCAATCACCACAAAATCATGGCAGACGCCTTCAATCGTATCGCGGAGGGCAGTTTGAAGCGGCTGATAGTGAATATGCCTCCCCGCCATACGAAATCGGAATTCGCGTCCAACTTCTTCCCAGCCTGGTACCTTGGTAGGTATCCCGATAGAAAAGTTATCCAGACGGCCCATACCGCAGAGTTGGCAGTTGGGTTTGGGCGTAAGGTTCGTAACCTCGTGGGATCCCATGGTTATCAAAAAATCTTTCCCAACGTTTCCCTAAGTGTGGATTCCAAGGCTGCGGGTCGTTGGTCAACAAACAAGAACGGAGAATATTTTGCTATTGGCGTAGGCGGTGCTGTCACGGGTAAGGGTGCCGATATTCTTATCGTGGATGATCCGCATTCTGAGCAGGAAGCTGCCATGAACGATCCATCTGTCTACGACAAAACGTATGAATGGTATACGTCCGGTCCCCGGCAGAGACTACAGCCTGGAGGTGCGATCTGTTTAGTGATGACACGGTGGTCAAAAAGGGATCTGACTGGCAGTATTGTTAAAGCATCCATAGAGCGAGGTGGTGCAGACGAGTGGGAAGTTATTGAATTACCCGCAATTCTGCCCAGCGGGAAATCGCTTTGGCCTGGGTTCTGGCCAATAGATCAGCTTGAATCGCTGAAAGCGGAACTACCCGTATCCAAGTGGAGCGCCCAGTACCAGCAGGATCCGACTTCTGAGGAAGGCGCGATCATTAAACGTGAATGGTGGAATGAGTGGACGGAGAAGGATCCACCGAAGTGTGATTTCGTGATCCAATCATGGGACACTGCGTTTCTTGCGAAGGAAACTGCCGACTACAGCGCGTGTACGACCTGGGGCGTCTTTAAGAATAGCAAGGATGAGGCAAACATTATTCTGCTAGATGCGATACAGGAGCGTCTGGAGTTTCCTGATCTGAAGGCTCGCGCCTATGAAGTCTGGAAGGAGTACAAGCCAGATGCGTTTATCGTGGAGGCGAAGGCTGCCGGTAGCCCGTTAATATTTGAACTCAGGAGAATGGGGATTCCCGTTGCGGAATACACCCCTAGCCGTGGCAAGGACAAGACTGCTAGGACAAATGCAGTTTCTGATATATTTTCTTCCGGGCTCGTGTGGGCACCAAAGAAAAGATGGGCCGAGGCGGTGATAGAAGAATTCGCTGCGTTTCCCAATGGGGATTACGACGATCTCGTAGACTCATCCACACAAGCACTGTTGCGGTTTCGTCAGGGTGGCTTTATTTCGATTAAAAGTGATGAGCCCATGGAAGAGTTTTTCCCAGGACGTAAAGCGGACTATTATTGATGTCCCCAACTATGACTTTCATCTTCGGTTTTTTGGTGGGCGAAGTCATAGGTATATTTATTATGGCACTTATGGTGGTGTCCAGGACTGCCGATGATGCTTTGGAATCGGCAAGACGTAATCGTCTGGGAGTTAGAAAATGCCAATAGATAAACCAATGGATCCTCTTTTTAATCAAGATGATTTTGAGATAGGACCAGGAGGATTTACGGTAGCTGAAGAGGAGATGCCTTCGGATGAGCCCACGCTCACGGAGACGGAAGACGGGGGTATGCTCGTTGATTTCGATCCGG